TTGAAATGCTAAGTGAAATTAGCTTTACAGCGCCACTGAAAATTCCATTTTCAAGAGTTCCGTTATTGGGAGCGCCAGTTGGAGAAGATGTAGCAAACACTGTGATAAAATCTGGTGTCATGTCTTGACTGCCAACCTGAAAATAACCCATACCGGAAGAACTGCTGAAATCCTCAGGCACGATATTATCTCCGGCAACATCAGTATCACTGTGACACCTATCAACATAGCTGTCATAGTATGTGATATCAAAGAACCAAGTCTGGATAACGTCTGTGCTGACGTACAGTCTGACGGAACTGTTGCTTGCCCACTCGATTCTATCAATGAAGGCATAGAACCATTTATTGGTAAAGTTGTTGTTCTGGTACATGATGTAGTTGCAGTTATACAGCAAGTCCACTTCGCCGTCCACAACAATGGTGTTATTCTTTTTAATGTACTGGAAGTTCTCGTAGGTCTTAATCGTTTTACCTAAGAAATAGGCAGTTTGTGCTTCTCGATTAGGAAACCACAATGTGTTTCTGTAATCACTCTCGAGTGGAGTGTCGAGTAGCCTTAAAGCAGTTGTTGGTGTAAACATAATTTGTACCTCTCTTGCCCCTGTCCCGCCCTCACTGGTCTAAAGCTCAACCAGCTACCGTAAGAGAGAAAATTATGGAGCAGTTACGTTATGAAGATTACTCTTCGGTGAATGCCCACGCATTAGCAAACGGACTGCAAGCCATAGTCTCCCAGTGATGCAGGAAGTAGGTGCGGCTCAGAGTGCTTGCATTGTACGGGGTTTCGGCCATCTGGAAGCGGTTGTCGTGGGTGCGCAGGAAGGTGTTGTCTGCGATGATTGCCAGCGTCTTAGCGGCATCACCTGTATCACCAAAGCTGTCAACCATCACCTGACGGCCAAGGAAGTCAGCCTTGCTCATGTTGAACGCTTTAGCCAGAACTTCAACGTCAGTGAAGGCTGCAACGTCAGCACGAACCAGAACGCTGATACGGTCAGGAGAAGTCCAAGTAGTCAGGGGAGTTGCGTTTTCAATTCCCTTAGCTTTAGCCATCTTCTGATAGCAGTTGTACTTGGTAGAGGGGAACTGGAACTGAAGATACTTGGCACGCAGGTCGGTGACAAGGGTTTCAGCAAAGGCCCGGTGGTCAGTACCAGCGGTCAGAGAGGTTTTGTTGATGTTGCCATCGTTGATAGCCTGACCAACGACACCCTTCATCAGCTTAAACTCGTCAATGTTGTCACCACTGGTCAGGGTGTTCAGAATCATCGAGACGAAGTTGTTGAAGGTGTCGGCGTTGGTGAAAGCGCCAGCCAGAACGGCATCATAGACAGTAACCTTGTACTTGTCCTGCCGGTTGCGGCGATAGTAGACGGTTTTAACGTCAGGAGAAGCAGGAGACAGAACGTCACTCATTGCAGAGCTGTCATAGGGAGTAGCAACAGCGGGGTTCGCAATGCTGTCCTGCACGTCAGTGCCGTAGGGGATATCAACGCCCTTGAAAATGCGAAGGGGGTTGTCATAGGTCATGTTGTGCGCTTCCTGAAACAGAATGCGGTTCACCAGACCATTGATGAACTCATTCATGAATGGAGTGTACTGCATGATAGCGCCACCAGTTGCCTGAAGAGTGGCATTGGTAGCAAGCGGGATGTTATCTTTCAGCGTGGAACTAGTCTCAATGACTGCGTTCACAATGTCGATAGCAGTTGCCATGGTTTATCACTATCCTTTCTAAAATGTTTAACCCTTGAGATTAAGGCGGCCATTGGTAAACAGGCGGTTGATAGGGTCTTTGTCCTCTTCCGGGCGAACACCCTGCTTTAACTGCTCATCGGGAACAGTAACACGAAGGAAGAGATTCATGTTATCTTCTTTCAACTTCGCATTTTTAGCAGTGAGTTCATCCACACTGCGCAGAGCGGTCGCTTTTGCGGCAACCTCTTCACTGAAACCAGTGGTCAGTTCTGCCAAGATGTTGGTTACTTCGCCTTGGTCTGCGTTATCACCCAAGTGCTTGATAAGTTCCTGCGTCCTAGCATTGAAATCGGCAAGCTCCATAATTTGCTCCTTTCAAGTATTTAAGTGTGAGGGTGACAGTAGAACTGTCTGCTGGCAAACCAGCAACGTTATTTTTGTGTTCGGTAGTCCCATCGTGACTTTCCCTCTCTTACATCCACATGAACAAAGGTGTTGTACAGTCCAAGTCCAAGCGAATTAGGGTATTTAGAATTAAGCCACGAGTACAGCTGTAATGGCGTAACACCTGAGATTTTAATATCTGCGGCGTTGCCAAACACATGCTGTGATTTAGGGCTGGAATTTTTAAGCGAACTGTTGTAAGCTACTGTGCGATATGCTGAGTTGATAATAAGTGGTTTGTTGTAGTGGTTACGGATAATTTCAAGAAGTTCAAGAAGTGCTTTGTTTAGCACAATGACACGGGATAAGTCAGAACAGCGAAACTCATGAGCTTTGAAGTGAGGTGACAACTGTTCATCAGGGTTGAGGGTGTAGTCGAAAACATAATATGATTTAGTTTTCATAATATCACCTCTTAAGCGATAGTATTGATGTGCCGCCAATCGCCCCATCTGGTGTTAGTGAACTCACGCACATAAATCACATTAGAGGATTCAGTCGGAAAAATCAACTGCCAAACCCAACGGCCTGCTACAGTAACCACCATCATGTTCCAGTAGTGAGAACCGCTGGAAAACGGTGTGTTGCTTGTTCCGGGGAACATCTGCTCATAGAAACCGGGGGTTTTGATATTGTTAAGGTCTGTTTCGGATGTGGACTGTAAAAAGCCTAGCATTCCTTGTGGCCCAACGTCACCCCTAGGGCCTTGAGGGCCAGCTTGCCCTTGTGCACCCTGTGCCCCTCTAGGCCCTTCTGGGCCAGCTGGGCCTTGTACGCCTTGTTCTCCTTTAGGGCCAGCCGGGCCAACTGGGCCTTGTACACCTTGTTCTCCTTGCGGGCCAGCCGGGCCAGTCTCACCCTGTAAACCTCTCGGGCCAACTGGGCCAACCACACCTTGAGGGCCAACATCACCTTTAGGGCCGGGGTCACCTTTCGGGCCTTGAATGCCACGTGGGCCGTTTACACCCTGTGTACCTCTTGGGCCTTGTGGGCCGACCGGGCCAACTTCACCTTGCGGGCCTTGTGGGCCAGCTGGGCCTTGTACACCTTGAGGGCCTTGTGGGCCAGCCGGGCCGGGCAGACCAATGAAATCGCCATCTCGGATACCCTGTAACAAATCATTCAGAGCAGACTGCGCTTTAATTGCCGATTCATTAGCAATCTTAGCGGCGGCTTTTGCTGCTTCTGCTTCTGCATTGATTTCTGATACTAGCTGAACCCAAGCAGGAGAAGCAGGTTCAGGAGTTGTGCCGTCCTCAACACCAGAGTTCTCACTTACAACGTAAGGGATATCAGCTGTGGTAAGAGCTTTCATGCCGTCAGTGCCCTCAATTGTGATAACACCGCCAACCGTAGTAGCGGTAATCAAAGCGGGCACATTGACGTAATCACCTACAAACAGCTGTGCTGGCGGGTCTTGTTTATTTGCTGTGTGAAAGAAAGCTCTTACAGTAAGGTTTTGCCATACCTTAGAGCGAACAATGTGTAGACGGTAAATGTTAGCGTTCTTCTGATAGCCAAAGTAGATAGTGTTGTGCCATTCGGTGGGATAAATTCTAACCCCACCGTTGTCAGAAAGCAGTAGCTCAACGTCAACCATTGTTCTCACCTTCTTTCTTGTTAAGTGCAGACAGGAACGGTGCAACCAGTTTAACCATGTCAGGGTTAATACTACCCAGATTCTCAAGCACAGAAATAGCTTCCGTGACGATAATCAGAGTGCAGATAGATGCGGCGGCAGGTAAATTGAAACCAATGTTCACATAGTCCATAGCATAATCAGCGAGATAGCCGAACGCAATGAACAAGATAAAACTGGCTTTCTTGTAAATTCCTTCCCTTGCCTTTGTGGAGTTCAACTCTTTGTTTTTGACAGCTTTCAGCACTCCGGTGAAAACGTCAATAACCATAAAGGCCAGAGCGAGTTTTACTTCCACTGGAACGGAATAGACGGTACTCATAAGCTCACCCCCTTTCCGGTCTAGCTTCTATAATTATTATACCATAGGTAGTTGAAAAATGGAAGTAGGTATGATATAATTATTTTAGAGAGAAAATGTTCCACATGGAACAAATAGGAATAATTCCTAAAAAGGAGCTGAGGCAATGGGTGACTTCTATGACGGTACAAAGTTACTGTCTTTGATGGACACGAACGGCAACAAGCCAGAGATTTATATGTGTACCACCAACCGTTCTGGCGGTAAGACTACTTGGTTCAACCGGTATTGCGTCAAGCGTTTTATCAACTACAAAGAGAAGTTCATGTTGCTGTATAGGTTCAACTATGAACTTGATGGATGCGCTGACAAATTCTTTAAGGATATCGGAGTTCTGTTCTATCAAGGACACGCAATGACCTCTCAGCGCAGAGCCGCTGGCATTTACCATGAACTGTTTCTTGACGGCGTTCCATGTGGATATGCTGTAAGTATCAATGCGGCAGACCAGATTAAGAAGTATTCTCATTTTTTCTCAGATACCAGTCGGATGCTCATGGACGAGTTCCAGAGTGAGACAAACCATTACTGCGCAGATGAAGTAAAGAAGTTCCGGTCTATCCACACTTCTGTTGCTCGTGGTCAGGGCGCTCAATCTCGGTATGTTCCTGTTTATATGCTGTCTAACCCCGTTACCCTGCTTAATCCTTACTATGTTGCAATGAATATCAGCTCACGGCTGAATGACAACGTAAACTTTCTGCGTGGAGTTGGCTGGGTACTCGAACAGGGATATGTCGATGCCGCTTCTAAGGCTCAGGCTGAATCTGCTTTTAACAGTGCGTTCAGTGGTGACACATACGATGTATATTTGACACAAGCTGTGTACCTGAACGACAGCTCTGCATTCATTGAACGTCCTACCGGTGCTTCTCGTTACTTGGGAACAATCCGATACATGAACAAGGAATACGGGTTGAGAGAGTTCCCAGACACAGGTGTTATTTACTGTGACGATAAACCAGACTTGACTTACAAGTTCAAGCTGGCTGTCACAACAGATGACCATAGAGTGAACTATGTTATGCTCAATGCGTACAAGATGTTCACAGACCAGATGCGATATTTCTTCGACCGTGGCGCTTTCAGGTTTAAGAACCTGCAATGCAAGGAAGTTATCTTGAAAGCGCTGTCTTATTAGTGCTTATCCCTCTGAGACAGTACCACCGATACAGGCGGGTTTTGCAACGGCGATGAACCGTCCGCTATGTAGTTTCGTATCTGCAATGCGCTTTGGTGCACCTCAGAGACAGGATATAGAAAACCCCTCTTGCCGTTCCGTTAGGTTCGACTTGAGGGGTTTGTTTTATTCATTTACAACCAGAAAGCAGTCTACTGGCTCAACACTTATATTATGGTTGAAATATTGAACCTTACCTGTTTCAAGTTTAATTACCATGCTATTCCAGTATCTATCTCTTGGCATTATCACCATGTACAATGCACTGTTAATATAACAAACATCACCGGGTTTTAAGTTTTTATAAAATCAGAGCGTCTTTCTTTTTCTTGATGAATAATCTTCATATTACCACCTCAATGACAGCAGAGCCGCAAGAATCAACAGTGCATCACAAATGTACACAGACTTGTCAAGTTTATACTTGTATCTGCACACCGTGATGTAAATAGAGTAGGATGCCGCAATTGCAAACACAATAACTTCGCTCACTTTTTATTCTCCTTTTCTTTAGTGTACCATAGTGTAAACCCAGAGCCAGCAACTATTGCTGTGAACGTCTTATTGGTGTCAATATGGTACATGAAAACTTTAGACCTCAGCATATCATTGGACAGAGATGAAACTTTAATTGCACCATCGTTGATGCCCGGCAGATGCACATACTCTCTGTTCAGAGAATATGCAACATACATGAGTGAATTTTTAGACAGGCATTTTCTGTCGTAGTTCTCTCCGGGGATACGGATTAACAGGTGCTTCTTTTTGAGCTTTTCTTCTGCCACTCCTTTTGCATCAGGGATAATCCCATTACCCATTCTGAGTTCCCCCTTGCTGTAAGCACTCACCAGCGTTTACCGCTGTCACCTTATGAAAGATAAACCAGTCCTTGGGTTCAGGCTGATAGTGCTTGATGTGGTACTTACAGCCGATATAATCACAACCGCCAGTTCTCTGGTCATACGAGTGGTCACAGATTTTGTGCAAGTCTTTCATGTTACTCACCTCTTCAAAATAATAATAACCTTATCAAATGCGTATTGCGTAACCCTAGCCTGATTAGCCTGTATAGCCGAAAACACACTGACAATAGCTTTATCATATCGCCGCCACTTATCACGCTCACCAAACCTGAACGCAATAAACTCTTCATCACCATCGTACTTGAGTTCTACTTCTGTGTGCTCGTCAATGTCGCACCACGCATACCAAAGTTCATCTAGTGTAATCATCTCACGCACTCCCTCACTTGTATTCTTACTTTGTCTTTACGAACCTCAAACGTGCTAACATGAAGGTTTCTTCAACAGTCATATTTACACCTCAATAGTAATTACATCAGTTGTGCTATTGTAGTCAAAGCTAATAACAGCACAATTTGCATACTTATTTAATACATCCTCAGCATACGCGAAAGAATGAAACTGCCTAGTTTTGTACTCGAACACGGTAACATTGGTAAACGTTGTCCAACTGTTGAACGCATTCCATAACTCTACTACTGTCATTATATCACCTCATTGTAAAATCAGTATCAACCAGCAAAACACCGCCCTTAATTCTTCTTGGAAGCAATTTACCGGGAACTGTTAAACCTGTCTTGAAGTCTTTGAATGTGCGTGTTTTACTAAGAAATGCAATCTCTTCTGGTGTAAGTTTAGAATCGGATAGTGCTTGTTCCTCATTTCTTGGATTTATGCCGTTTTCAATGTCCTCTGCAACTTTGTTGTCAAAGGATTCTGCAAACAGGTCTTTGCACTTTTTTGGCATTCCTGCACACTTGATGTTGTAATAAGGGTTCTCTATCGGCTCTAAGTCCTCAGCTACAACATGCTCAATGTACGTCTTTTGGCGCACAAACCAGCCGATGTCCCAGCTCGATTCTAGCTTCCAACAGCAGAAATTCGATGGGTGCACTGTAATGCCTTTTAACTGCTCAGGCGGCAGGTCACAGTGTATACTGTCTGTGTCGGCGTAGATAAAACCAGGCTTGTCCTTTCCGTAATAATTTTGTTGAGCCGCTCGAATGGTAAAGTTGCGGGCATAACTAGTGATAGCTGAACCAACTGGAATGTATCCGGGTTTTTTGTCATTTTCGTCCACCTCGTAGAATCCAACAGAACCGTCATCTTTTTCAAATGCAACCTTGAAAGAGCTGTTCATGCTAGATGCCATTTTTCCGTATAAGTTGTTTAGAAATAGTTTTGCAAGTTGTCTCATAGCGCCTTTGCTTGTTTTTTTGATTGCGGCATACTTGTCAATGTACTCGTCAAACAGGCCAATAGTTGAATCAAACTCACAGTAATCAAGTAGTTCATAATCAACTAGATTGTAGTGTTCACGCAGTAGAATGAAATCTGTCTGTGTTAATGTAAGCTCAACTCGTGTATCGTGTAAGTTACCGTCAATGTCATAGTATTCTGAACGTGGAATACCGTCTTTGCCAACAATATCTGAGCTTTCCAGTGCTTCTGTTCCTTTGTACATCCAAGAACCTTTAATCTGTACAAAAGGTAACTTACCGGGTTTCAGATAGAACCGGGTCTTAATTCGGAAGAAATAGAACTTTCCGTATTCCCACAGCTTTTTAGGCTTTTCTGTCGGCTGAAACCAGAACGGGTCATATTTGATAGGACAATTGTATGCGTCCCAGATATCACCTTCGTTTGCTTCAACATGAATGAACTTAGGTTTGCCAATAGGATAATCTGAGCCAGATTCAGAGTGCATTACAGATGGATACAGGCTATTAACATCAGCTGTCACACCGTTTCTGTACTCCTTACACTCTTTGCCTTTCACCAGATAACACCAGCCACCTTTGTACGACTTGTGAATCCATTCACCAGCTGTGCTAGAACCGTAAACTTCTGTGTCAAGTGGTATCTTGTACAAGTCTGGGAACAACGTGCTGTAATCGTCTCCGACTGTGTGCCCCTTCTTGAACTCGTCCAAACAGCATGAACCAATTGTCAGTTTCTTGTGGCCCTCTGAGAACATAAATTCGAGTGCTTCTTTAATAACTAGAACGTCATTTGCAATGTACTTTAGTTCTTCTTGAGAGATAGGACAACCGGCGTATCTGTGCCCTTTATACTCCATATCTAGTTTCTGGTGTTTGGTCTTGAAACTGATACCTATTTGTTTCAAGCTGAATGGAAGTAGTTTAAGACTGTCTTTAAGTTCAATGTAGTGTCCATTCACTTTGATAGTCATGGTGTACCATTGTCCCATGTCTGAGATAACGTATTTGAACGACCTATCAGGCATTTCCCAGTTCTTTTTGAACTTTCCGCCTTTCTGGTCTGGCGTTGGGTCAAAGGCTTGCTTGAATTTGAGGTCATAGAGTAGATACGACAACCAGAAGTTTCCATCAAATTTGAGATTGTGGAAGTATACCACAATGTTCTCGTTCAGTGACACATAATAGTCATACAGCTCACCAATGGAATGGAAAACCATAACGTCCTCAGTCCAAAGTTCAACACTAGCGGCACTCCACACCTCAGTCGCTGTCTGTTGTCTCGTATTCTCTTCAACTGTTGTCTCAAAGTCAGCACTGAAAGTTAGCCACTTTTCGGAACGTGACATTAGATATCATTCTCCATAATCGTTATAGTCGTATTGACCCTCGTACACATCTTGCATATCACTCATTCTGTACCTGATGTTACCGGGCTGTCTATCTGACGGTAACAAAATCAATAGTACATCTTGAATTGCGCTACCAGCCGCTTCTTTATAACCAATAGATGCTATAATAGATGCTTCTTGCAACTTAGCATAGTTATCAGCTATTCTCTTAGCCGCTTCATGTACACCCTCTTTTTCTACAAGGTTTTTCAGGGCAGAACGCATTTCCAAAATGTTGTCCATGTTCTGCTTCACCATTTCAACCTTGCCATAGTTCCTGTCACCTCTATAACTAGGTGAATCCCAGTCAGGATGCGCAATATGCCACCAGCTATCCCCAATAGTGTTATCTGGTGATGATAACACATCATGTAAGAAACTCTCGAATTGCTGATAAGCATTTAAATCAACAAAAGTCTGTTCAACTGTGATTGCAACGTTGTCAACCATCATATCAACTTCTTTTGCTGGCTCTCGATAAATAGGGCTTGTTGCGTATCTCGCATACCGTTCAGCCGCCTTCTCACCAGAAATAGGCTCACCACTAGCGTTTACAGCATAAACATAATCTTGTAATTTTTTAGGGTCACTAGCAAGCTGTCGCATTTTTTGTACATCACGCAACCGATAACTACCTAAGCTAATAAGACGTTGCAATTGAGGGACAACCTCAGCGTTACCACCCTCTGCCCGCACTTCCTGAATATACTGATTCACCTTGAGCAACAACTGCTGTTTGGCCTTTGCCAGCTCTCTTGCGTGCATAGCGGCTACTTGTTGGCGATGATTCATAATTTGTTCATCTCCTTTATAAAAGAATCCCGGCCAGTGAATTGGCCACCAGCCGGGAAACTGTAAGCGATTTTATTTAAGAAGAACTTCGCCTTTCTTCTTAATTAGTTGTTTACCTGTGTGATTAACCAACAACCACACAGTCAATGTAGTCACGGCCGTTCTTGGAAGTGCCGGTAGTGACCTGAATCTTGTGGAACTCTTCGCCGAACTGACCGAAGGTTGCCACGGCGCTCTCAAAGGAGCGGCAGAACGTTGCAGAGTTGGTGCAGTAGGCAGTACCGTCAACGGTAGACAGAGCCAGCAGGGACATTTCCTTGCCATCCTTGTCAGGCTCAGTGTACAGCACCCACTTGTCCAGCTCAATGGTCTGGCCCTTGATATCGGTAAGCTTTTTGCGCACAGGGGACTGCACGAGCTTGTACAGGTCAAAAGCGGATACGACATTAGAGGACTTGGTAATGATATTCATAGTGATACTCCTTACTTGTTATGTGTTTGTTGGGTGGATAAACTTACTGTGCGTTCTCGTCAGACTTCTTCTGACGCTTGCCGAACTGGGCCGCTTCCTCAGGTGTGATATCGGTTTCCTCGACAACATCGGCGTTTTCAAACCACTGGGCGGCAGTCATACCATAGGTCTTGACCTTGCAAGACAGACTGGTAACGGCAACAGGGTTGAACTCGTCATTTTCCCAGACCTTCTGAACGGCCTTGAGTGCGGCAGAGTTGTCAGCAAATGCGCCCTCGAGAGTGGCAGTCATATCAACCACCTCAAAGGTGTTCAGGTTGACGGCCTTGACGGTAGCAGTGGTGACGATGGAACGGCGGGTGATAGAATACTTACGCATGATGAATACTCCTTTGTTTTGTGTTGTGTTGAAGCGTCTAAATTAGGAGATGGAAGTTATCTCCCACACTTATTGTACCATATCTAGGTACAGATGAACATGGACTTTTGTTGCGTTCGGGATAGAGATTTTATACGTACGAGTTATGGGACTTTTCGATAAGATTGTCAAAAATTTAACAATCGGGTATTCCCAACTAAGGTGGGACTTCCAACAGTTTCAACATAGTTTTAAACACTCCTTTCTCGTGGTAATTTCCACGTTAGTACCCTGTACCGTAGTACAGGATACCGGCCTAGAAATTACAGGTCAAACAGTAATTCGGCTTTTCGATATGTGAAGTGTTCCAACGGATAATTAGAACCGAACTTGACAAGCCATATAGGCAAACCCTCTTCCAATAGGTAGTTCATAGCGTCTGTTGGCGATTTGAAGCGATTCTCAATATCCGGATAGAACGCCACATCAGGCTCAGCAAATACACGAGTATCCATGGTATAATAAGTGTTCTGCAACTGTTCGGCAGAATACTGGGTCAGCAAGTACTTGTATACCCGGTGGGCCAACTGTGAACCATTAAGGCGTGCACTCATTTTGCATAATCCCCCTTTGCATCCATGTACCCGGATATGTACTGCAATACTTCATCTAAGTCCTTTACCGTATTTGTCGAAACATCAGACTTAACCATAGTACGTGCCAGCGACAGTGCATTGTACAGCTGAACCAGTTCAGCAGGTTTGTAGTTCTTGAGATACAACCTAATCATATCACAGCCATCCTTTCAAAGTTGCATACAGGTACAGGCCAAAGCATACAGCAACAGCCGCTAAAATAGGTGCGATACACTGGAAATGATACATAGACATTTTTCATGCCCTCACTTTCTCGTGGTAGTTCCCACGTTAGTATCCTGTACAGCGGTACAAGATACCGGCCTAGGAATTACTTAGCATTATAACGATATTTACTGCAACCATCAATACGGCGAACTCTAATAAGGAATACATTAGTGCGGACACTTGCCATACGGTTTGCGGCGGCCCATGCCCTATTGATAGACGTGTACTGACGCTCACAACTGAACACACAGTAGTCATTTTCGGCTGACGGCACACAAGTCAAAAATTCTTCTGTAAAGAACTCGATACGATACCAATTTTTCATAGTAAACCCCGTTTCATCTTAATAGTGGAAGGATTTGCCATAATACAAGTATCCAGCGTGCAAGTTTCTAATGCAAGCCGCACCACCCTCAAATAACATAGTGCTACCGACACCCAAATTCTTTAAATCAAAATACTTGTTAGTGCCAAAAAGCTCCATTGTGAACCTGTTGACGTGACGGGCAGTTGTGCGAGAACAATCGACAGGGTGCACCACTTCAACAACGGCATTAGAGCCTTGATACTTGACAGACAAGATAGTTGTAGTATAAGACACAAGCCGCACCTCTTTAATAAAGATATCGTCAGTGTAAAACTCAACGTGGCACTGCGCATACGGCATAGAACGCAAACGATAAGAATCGATTTTCATAATGTACACCTCTTCAATGTTACTTGTGTTCGTGGATATCCCCACGTTAGAACCATCAACAGGGTTGAGAGTTCCGGCCTGTTGATATCAAACAAGGTCAACAATTATGGATTCTCTCCAACAATTGCATTCCGTATCCCATCCCTTATTAACTATGCGCCATTTGTGGCCGTTGCGCAAGTTATAAGAGCCAATGATATAACCATTTTGACCCCAAACATACATATGGCCATCATCAAACGACACACTGCCAACATCAATCAACTGGCAAATCAAATCCATCCGGTTGAACACGGTAACAGTGATAGACTGATTATACTTTTTCATAATAGCATCTCCTCAATGTTTTGTTGTGATTCAATTTTGTGGTTTCTTTCCACCTATATTGTATCACATTTCTTGTTGTTTGTCAAGGGTTTTCTTTGAACCTCTGTTTTGGACTTCTCTATGCCGTTCCATCTGGTTCTCTGTTATTCCCTCTTTCATTGTCTATATTATACCACTGTTGTGGTACAATGTCAACAGGTAATTACTGC